ACCAAAAATACCCCCGGGGGGACTTTTTCTGGAGACAATCTGAAAGGTACCCCCTGAAAACCCCTCTGAAGATCTAAGCAAGAAGGGGGAAGCCCGGCTCAAGCGCTCGAAACTTTTTACCAGGAGGTCATGCATGCACATCACCAGCGATGAGCTGGCTCGCCGCTTCAACTACCACCGTCCCAACACGGAAGCGAAGGTGGAGAGGCATCAGCTGATCCGCGAAGCCTGCCTGGGCGCCGCGGAGACGATCGTCAACGTCACGGGACCGCCGTCACGGGAGCAGTCGACAGCGATCACCAAACTCGAGGAGGCAATGTTCTGGGCGAACGCTGCCATCGCTCGGGAGATCACCGCGCCGGACTAGCAACTCCGGCCTCGGCCAAATTCACAGAGAAGAAAGGAGTGTGAGCAATGGCCCGAGCAAGCAACAACGGCAACGGTCGAGCACCGGCTCGCACTCCTGAGGCCCGCGAGGACGAGTTGGCGTCAGTCGCTTACGACCTCGCCGAAGAGCAGCTCCGCAGCGGCACCGCATCGTCGCAGGTCATCACTCACTTCCTCAAGGCTGGGTCTCGCCGTGAACGCATGGAGCAGATGCGCATGGCTCATGAGATTGAGCTCATGGAAGTGAAGAAGGAACAGCTCGAAGGCCAGAAGCGAGTGGAGGCCCTCTTCGTCGAAGCTATCAGCGCCATGCGTTCGTACCAGGGTGCTGACCCGGAGTCACTTGACGAAGGTCATGGGCCTGAGCCCTATGCGGACTAGAAAGTATTCGGAGCTTCGTCGGCTGATCACGTTCGAAGAACGCTTCGAGTATCTGTCCATGCCGGGGGAGGTGGGGAATGCCACCTTCGGCTTCGACCGTTGGCTCAACCAGCAGTTCTACCACTCTCGCGAGTGGAAGCAAGTCCGAGACGCGGTCGTCTACCGAGACGGCGCCTGCGATCTCGGCATCCGGGGTTACGAGATTCATGCGCAGTTGCTCGTCCACCACATGAATCCAGTCACACCTGACGATCTCGTTCAGGGTGAGGAGTGGGTTCTCGATCCGGAGTACTTGATCACCACAACACACCGAACTCACAACGCCATCCACTATGGCGATCAGAGCCTTCTCGCTCGAGCCCCGGTTGAACGACGGCCCGGCGATACCACGCTCTGGTGACCGAGGAAAGGAGAGTGCGATGGCGAGATTCATCCTCGACACCCGGCTGAGCAACGCGCAGTACACCATCTGCACCGAGGCCATCCGGCGGGACATCATCGACCCGGAGGATCTCAACGAGAACAAGCGCACGATGGCGGAGCAGTGGCATTTCTGGCGGAACCAACCGCCGTTGGCGGCCTTCCCCTCGCCGCTGGCTCCGCACATCAAGAAGGGCCGCGTCAACCAGGCGATGGACGGCAACACGCACAACGGTGCCATTCGTGACCTCGCGAAGTTCTACGAGTCGATCGGCGTCGACGTTTCCTTCAACGTGCCGGGCGAAAACTGGCACATGGATGTCCTCTCTTCGAAGCAGGTGCGTGCTGCAGCGAAGAAGATCCGTAAGCAGCGTGACGCCGCTGTGCTCAAGCGGGGCGAGCGAGAGAAGGCAGTCAAATTTCTCAAGCACCAGCTGCACTTCATCAAGGATTCGCAGACGAAGAAGCCGTATTTCAAGCCGGGGCAGCGTAGGCCCGAGGAGGGCTGGACCGATCTGTTCGGCGAGGATCTCGAGAAGGCGGTCAAAGCGTTCCAGCGCGACAAGAAGCTCAAGGCCGACGGCGTGGTCGGTCCGGTTACCAACCGGAGGATCGATCGAGCCTACGCGAAGCAGAAGCGCAAGCGCAAGTCGGCCAAGGAACGCGCCGAGAAGCGCAAGGCTCAACTCGAGCCGAAGTAGGTTCAACAAGGAGAGTAAGTATGGCAGAGCAACGAACGTTCAAGGTCGGTCGAGAAGTCATGAAGGGCGCCGACGTCAAGGCATGGCAGGAACTCATCGACAAGGAGTTCCGTCACCTCAAGATCACCTGTCCGATCAAGAAGGACGGGGTCTACGGCGTTCACACCCGGACGTATTCCGCCGCCATCTGTCGGGCGCGTGGCATTGTGGCCGCTTTGGCCATGGAGGACGGCGTCACACCAGAGCTTCGGAAGAAGATCCGCACTCGGGAGCTGAACAAAACCGAGACCAAGCGGTTCCACTCCGTGGCCACCACGAACTACCGCAAGCACCTCCGTGAGCAGTGGAAGGTGAAGAAGGTCCACCAGCCGGTCTCCAACATCATCGCCGATTCGTGGGATTACCACCCCCGCGTCCACGACGGTATCGACGTCATCTGCAAGCCCAATGCCGCGGTCTTCGCGATGTGCCGAGGCAAGGTCATCGATGTCCGCTCCGGTGGCTGGTGGGGGAATGCCCCGAGCGGCGACGTCAACAAGGGTGATGGCATCGTCCAGATCGAGATCCTCGAAACCGTCGGCCCGTTCAAGAAGGGCTACCACATCGGCTACGGTCACTGTGAACACGCGCGCGTGCGCGTGGGTGAGGTCGTGCAACCGGGCGAGGTCATCGCTTTGGCCGGGCTGGCCGTTGCCTGGCACGTTCACCTCATGTACAACGATGGCAGTACCAATCGGGGCATCGGCAATCGTGACCCTCGTGCCATTCTCGAGTACTCGAAGAAGCACGGTTAGTTCCCAATACCCACTAAGAGGGGGAAGAATGAAGGTTCTGTTGGCCATGATGGCCATTTTCCTGGGCCTGCTGTTACCCGCATCGGCACAGGCACAACAGACGCCGTGTGCCAACGGCAATCCGACCGATCTTTGCGATCGAGTAGTAGTGACGGTCGAACCTCCCGGGGCCAACTGTCCCAACGGGGGAATCAAGGTCATCGTGGTCAAGGGACAACTCGATACCGACCCAGATCGTAAATCGAACGATCCAGACGATCTCGTGTTCTTCGTGTGCAATGGTGTCAACGGTTTGCCAGGACCGCAAGGACCTCCTGGTCCTCCTGGTTCTCCTGGACTTACTCCTGTGATCACGGTGGAACCGGCTGGTCCCAACTGTCTCACCGGCGGCGTGAAGATCGAGGTACCTGGCGAGGGAATGTTCTTCGTCTGTAACGGAGTGCCCGGCGCTGCTGGTCCGACAGGACCTCCTGGACCTTCCGGACCACCTGGCACTCCTGGGGTCAATCCGCTACTACCCGCGAATCTGACGTGCCTCAGCACGCGTACGGCCAAGTGGCGAGTGATCGTGGTGCGTTCTCATCGAGTACGCGGTTTGCGCGCGTTCTTCGAGGGCAGCCGTACTCCGGTGAAGAAGAGTCGTACGCGCAACGGACGCGTGATGTACACGGTGACCATCGATCTCTCCGGACTACCTCGCGGGGTCTACGCCGCACGAGTTCGCTACCGGGTGAGTGTGCGAGGAGGCGCTTTCCGGCGAGGTACCAACGTCAGTCACCGTCGTGCCTGTTACGGCAACGTCCGTGGCGGGTTCGGGGAAGGCCTCAATCGCTTCCCCATCGCAGTGATCTGACCAGCATCGACTACAGCCATACCTAGAAGGAGGTGATTCCATGGCGACGAAGAAGGATCAGGAGGCGGCGAAGAAGCGAAGCGCCGCGGCAAAGAAGGCCGCCAAGACGCGAGCACGGAATGCGGGCAACGGTGAACCGCAGGTCGATCGGGGACCGAAGCCGCCAACGGAGGAGGAGCAGACCAACGGGGCCCAGGGGAACGACGACGCGGCCGTCGAGGTCGAGCAGCGCGAATCGCCGTCGTACCAGCCGACCCATCCTCCCCTGGAGAACGCAGGGCTGGACCAGCACGCAGCCCACGAGGATCGGGAAGCGGAGCGAGCGGCTCAGCGTGACGCGCACAACGAGCGCGTCGGCGACGCCAGCCGCTGATCATCAGGTGGTCCCGTCGGTCGGATTCGGCCCTCCAGTCCACATCCGAGACTCGCGCCACAGCCCACGAGCCGAAGGACCGGGATAGGCTCGTCATGTCAATCAAAATCAGGAGTAAAGTACATGCAAGAGGACGGACCGAAGGACTCGCAACAGGAGCCCACCGAAGACTCCGGCCTGCAGACGCCGCAGCCGGATCAGCCGCATCCTCCGGTGAGCGACACCGCCGAGGATTCTCCGCCGCTCGAGGGTGGCGACACTCGAGATGACCAGGCCGAGGATTCTCCGCCGCTCGAAGCGGGAGAAGGAGACGAGAGCTGATGACACCTACTCAGCTTCTCATTGTGGCGCTCATCGCCGCAGGTGTCTGCGTGGTCATCCTGGCCCTGGCGGACGTGATCTGACCTGACCAGCTGAAAGGAGGTGGAGAATGGCGTTGGAACAGAGCATCCTCAAGAGCACCAAGAAGATCCTGGGTGTGTCCGACGACGATCCGTCGTTCGATCAAGACATCATCACCCACATCAACACGGCGTTCTCCATCATCCACGATCTGGGTGTGGGCCCCGTGAGTGGTTTCGTCATCGAAGGCGAAGACGAAGTGTGGGAAGAATTTTTCCCCAACGAGACAGATCCGGAAGTGCTGAAGGTCTGGCTCAGCAAGGTCAAGGCCGTCGTGTATCTACGAGTTCGGATGCTCTTCGACCCGCCCACAGTGGCCTACATGCTGACGGCCCATCAAGAGCAGTTGCGGGAAGCCGAATGGCGCCTCAATGTCAACCGTGAAGACATTGAGTGGATCGATCCTGCTCCGGAAGACGTCCTCATCGTGGATGGCGGAGATCCGTCTGGGGAGTGGTGATGGGTGCTCGCATCCAGCTCCGCCGAGGTACGGCGGCGTACTGGACGGATGAGAATCCGGTCCTGAACCACGGTGAACCTGGTTACGAGGCCGACACCGGGAAGCTGAAGTTCGGGAACGGCGAGACCTTCTGGCGAGACTTGCCGTATTTCACCGGACTCGAACTCGATCCCGACGAGGATGACGCTACGGCTATGGAACTCATCACAGCTCACCTCGCCGATGTCACGCCTCATCCCGTCTACGACGACGGACCATCCCTTGTCCTCATCTACGAGAATGCGAAGGTGTGACCATGTCACTCGATATTCGTCTGAGCGATCTGGCCACCGCCGTCGCGACCGACATCAAAGCGCTTCGAACCTGGATCACGGGTTCTTCGTCCGGGACGCTTTCTGGACTCACTACCACCGACAAGTCCAATATCGTCGGTGCCATCAACGAAGTCAATGCCAAGCCAACTTCAGGCGCGCCGCCGGACGCCAGTACTTCGGTCAAGGGTATTCTCGAACTGGCTGATCTAGCTGAGGTAGCAGCCGGAGTTGATACGACTCGGGCAGTCACCGTGCAAGGTGTGCGTCAAGAGCGTACGGCCCTCAAGGAAGAAATCCTTGGGGTCGGAGTACCCGAAGCTCTCGACACGCTGGAAGAGCTAGCCGAAGCGCTGGGCGACGACGAAAACTTCGCCGCCGCGGTCACTACTCAGCTGGCTTCAATTGAGGCAGAGTTGGACACCAAGCAGGATGCCGCCGAGATCGGCAACGCCAACGCTGATCTCGTTGCGCTGTACTACGCCGCCAAGGCCTAAGTCATGAGCTTAGAGCAGAGACTCGATGACTTGATCGCGGTCATCGGGTTCGATGTCAAAGATCTTGACAGTCGAATCCCGTATTTCTTGGGGACGGATCCCTGGCATAAAGTCGGCACGGCAGGTGAACCAGCATTCACGGGCGGCTGGGTCAATTACAGCGCAGCTTATTTCTTGGGGTTTCGCAAAGCTCCAAACGGTAGGGTTGCTTTTCGTGGTCTGATCAAGTCGGGGACACCTGGCCAAATCATCTTCACTCTTCCTGTCGGTTATCGACCGGTGCAGGAATGCACATTCCTAGGCTTTGCCGCTGGTGGTCCGGCTTATATTTCGATCTCAACAGCTGGGGCAGTTAGCTGTACCAACATTGGTGCATCGAATGCTGCGTCTTATATCTACATGGACGAAGTCGAGTTCGATACCGATACGGTAACGCAAGCGATGATGGGACCCAAGGGTGATCCGGGTGATCCTGGTCCGCAGGGCGAGCCCGGTGATAGTGTCATGGTACCGTTGGATCCGTGGCGTGTTGTTGGCGCAGTTGGGCAGCCAGCGTTTACCGCTGGTTTTTCTTCTACCGGAGCTACACCCGTTGCGTTTCGAAAAGACCCAACTGGAAAAGTTCGTCTTCGTGGATTCGTGAACGTCCCCGCTGCAGGAGGAATCGCGTTCACGCTTCCAACCGGATGTCGACCGCCGACGGATTACGTCCGATTTCCCGTCAACGCCAATGTTAGTGGCGGGAATAGCACAGGATTGGTGTATGTCGGTGCCAATGGTACGGTCAACGTCTTAGGTATTACTGGTTTGACTTCAGTAGATCTGTCGGTAATCGAGTTCGACACCGATACGGTCACGGAATTTGCGGTTGGTCCGAAGGGTGATCCTGGGGCTCCGGCTAATTACGACATCACCACGCCGTCGGTTTCCAATTGGAATGACGCACCGCTAGGAGCTGCCTACGCGTTAGCCAGCGCGACCAACGCACCTGCGTATGACGCCGCGGTTGATAGCGGACTTTTCATGGCGGAAACTTGGGAGGTGGTTGATCCCCAAGACGCGGTCAACAATACCTTCATCGTTCAACGAGCTACTGACCTCATGTCTAACGCCACGTTTGAGCGTCGTAGTTGGTTTGGACGATCTAGTTGGAAAGCCTGGACCAAAGTCGTTACTTCCAAGGCACCGATCTGGACGAGCTTAGCGGGAATGTACTTCAATAGTTGGACGGAGTACGACACGGCTCGATATTCGAAGGATGCGCTAGGCTACGTACAACTCCGTGGTGAGATTCGAGCGTGGACTGGCGGATCGACAGCCGCTGATGTCGGTATTCTGGCGTTTCCCGCAGGATTTCGACCGGTACTTCGTACCGGTTGCCCAGTGTGGTCCAACGATGGTCTCCAGTTGAGCCTCTACATCACAGCCGACGGAACGATGCGTGTCTCACGCGCGGTGGGCGCAAGTGTCGTAGTCAATCTCGGCTCCGTGAGGTGGCCGACGCAGTAATCATCCATATTCGATCAGGAGGTCTACGTGAGTAACCTCGTCATCGTGGCCATTCCTGACGAGAATGACCGCGTGTGGAAGGTCTCGAGTGAAGAGATTCCGCACATGACGCTGCTGTTTCTGGGCGAAGCGGACAAGGTCGCCAACCTTCAACAGATCATCGAGTTCACGGAGCATGCCGCCAACACGACGCTACGTCGTTTCTACCTGCCGGTAGATCGGCGGGATGAGCTCGGCGAAGACAAGGCGGATGTGCTCTTCTTCAAGAAGGGGCGCTACGATTACAAGGCAATCCGAGATTTCCGAGTCTCGTTGCTGAAGGACGACAACATCCGGACGGCCTACGACTCGTCTCCGCAACATGACGGCGTCTGGCAGCCGCATCTGACCCTGGGTTATCCGGGGACCCCGGCCAAGGTCGAGGACAAGGACCTGGACTTCGGGTTCTACGACGTGCAGTTCAACAAGATCGCCGTCTGGCCCGACGACTACAACGGCCCCGAGTTCTTGCTCAAGGACTACTGGGATGAATACGAAGCACTGGAGACGGTTCCGGTGGACGTCGCTATGAGCGATGTGAACCAAGCTCGAGTGGCGCTTGGTCTGGACACCATCGAGCATTTCGGCGTCAAGGGCATGCGCTGGGGAGTCCGCAAGGAGGACGTTTCCGGAGTCGCCCGAGCCGCAGGTAGCGCAGCCAAAAGCGCCGGTGGCGCAGTCGGCAAGGCGGCCAAGGCTACCGCACGTTTCGCAGGTGACGTCTCATTCGAGAACCGAGTTGCGGACGGGCGCGCGCGCGAGCAGGTGGTCAACGCTGCACACAAGCCCTTCCTCAAGGAGGATCTGCCGGGGGTCAAGGCGCGACACGGCGACTACGCCAAGCTGACTCAGCGGGCGAAGAAGCCGTTTTCCAAGGAGGCCAAGGCGTATCGCAAGGATGCCAGGGAGACCTACATCAAGCGCCTCGAATCCGAAGCCAACAAGATGAAGAACCCGTCAGGGAATCGGGAGTACACGATTCGCGAACGCGGTATCGATCAGCCTGCCGAGGGTGGTGCTCTGCCTCAGTCGAAGTATTACTGGGATGTCAGCGCACGCAATGTGCGGCACGCTTTCGAAGATGAGTTCACCCGACTCGAGCTGGTCTTCGACGACGAGGGGTATATCTCCGATCTCAAGCAGATCGAGATCGAGGACGCCATGGCCCAAAGCGCTGAGCTCGGCGCCGAGTTCCTCGTTCACCTCGGTTTGCTGTCGCCCGACGATTTCCTGGAGCACTACGGTGTCAAGGGGATGCGCTGGGGTGTGCGCAAGGCCGGTTCAGGGGTCAAGGCTGTCGGTCGTGTAGCCGACAACGCTCTCTTCGAACTGGGTACCCAGAGCAGCGCGGTGGTGAACGGCATCGTCAACCAGGCGCACAAGACGATGAAGAAGGAAGACCTCCCGGCCATCAAGGCCAAGCACGGCGCCGCGGGCAAGAAGCTCGAGCGGATCAAGAAGCCGCTCAGCTCGGAGGCCAAGGCGTACCGCAAGGATGTCAAGGCGGCATATCTCCAGCGACTCGAGGAGACGGCCAACACTCGGACCAACTTCCAAGGGAACCGACGGTATACCCTGAAGGAAGACGGACAGCCCAACACCAAGAAGTACTTCTGGAAGCTCAGGACCGAGAAGATCGAGCACGCCGAAGGTGACGCTGATCCGTTTGCCTTCAACGTCCGACCCATTTTCGATGACGACGGATGGATCGTCGACTTCGAGAACATGGAGGGCGAGTTGGAGCAGTCGGTCAACTTGGGCGATACGCTCATGTCAGACCTCATGGGGATCGAACACTACGGCGTCAAGGGTATGCGCTGGGGCATTCGTCGTCGTGGAGCTCCGACAGCGGTGGCCACCTCGTCCACGTCGGTGGTTCCGCATGGACGTCGACGCAAGACCAAGATCAGCGTCGAAGGTGGAGAGAACCACCCCGCTCACGATGACGCCATCAAGGTGGCGGAAGCGCGGAACAAGCTCAAGCGAAGCGGTACCGCAGCGTTGTCCAACTCCGAGCTTCGTGAGGTGGCCAATCGCTTGCAGCTCGAAGCTCAGGTGACCACGCTGACTTCGAGTCGGGGTCAGAAGTTCGTCATGCGGGAACTTGAGACCGGCAGCCAGCAGCTGGTCAAGAGCGGGATCAAGTCTGGCGCCAAGAAGGTCACGAAGAAGAAGGTGAAGAAGGCCGCAGCCACAGCTGCTGTGGCTGCTCTGCTTTAGAAAGGAGGGGGAACGTGGCACTGTCCAATACGGCAGTTCCGGTGTACTACGGGCAGTTTCGCCACGCGGTGATGCACGGAGAGATTCCGGTCAATCGGGAGATCTCGTTGGAGATGAACCGGATCGACGCGCTCATCAAGAACCCCAATTTCTACTACGATGATCAGGCGGTGGAGGGATTCCTTCGCTTTTGCGAGGGAGAGATGACTCTGACGGAAGGGTCAGACCTCCACCTCTTGTTCACGTTCAAGCTCTGGGCCGAGCAGATCTTCGGCTGGTACTACTTCGTGACCCGGTCGATCTACGTCCCCTCGGACGGCGACCACGGTGGGCACTACGAGAACCGGACGGTAAAGATTCGTCTGATCAAAAAGTTCTATCTCATCGTGGCCCGAGGGGCGGCCAAGTCGATGTTCGCGGCGTTGATCCAGGCGTACTTCATGACCGTCGACACGGCGACCACGCACCAGATCACAACGGCCCCGACCATGAAGCAGGCGGAAGAGGTTATGTCCCCCATCCGCACTGCCATAACTCGTGCTCGGGGACCGTTGTTCAAGTTCCTTACCGAAGGTTCGATGCAGAACACCACGGGCAATCGGATGCTGAGGCAGAAGTTGGCGGCTACCAAGAAGGGTATCGAGAATTTCCTCACCGGATCGCTGCTCGAAATCCGGCCAATGGCTATCAACAAGCTTCAAGGTCTGCGGACCAAGATCGCCACCATCGATGAGTGGCTATCCGGTGATCTTCGGGAGGATGTCATCGGTGCCGTTGAGCAGGGAGCTTCCAAACTCGACGATTACTTGATTCTCGCCATCTCTTCGGAGGGAACCGTTCGAAACGGTTCGGGTGACACAATCAAAATCGAACTTGCTGACATCCTCAAAGGCGAGTACAACGCGCCTCACATCTCGATCTGGCATTACAAGTTGGACGAGTTGGAGGAAGTTGGCGATCCGGCGATGTGGTTGAAGGCGAATCCCAATCTTGGGCAAACAGTGACGTACGAGACATATCAGTTGGACGTCGAACGCGCCGAGAAGGCTCCGGCAGCGCGCAACGATATTCTCGCTAAGCGTTTCGGAATCCCGATGGAGGGCTACACCTACTTCTTCACCTACGAGGAGACGTTGATTCATCGCGTTCGCGAGTTTTGGCAGCTGCCTTGTGCGTTGGGGATGGATGCTTCGCAGGGAGACGACTTCTGGGCCTTCACGTTTTTCTTCCCGCTGGGCGGAGACCATTATGGGATCAAGACTCGGAGCTACATCACTGAGCGTACGCTTTTCCTGCTTCAAGCAGCTATGCGTCAGAAGTACGAAGAGTTCATCAAGGAGGGCAGCCTCCACGTGATGGGCGGGACGGTGTTGAACTGGGAAGAGATCTACGACGATCTCGACGCGTTCATTATGCAGTCGGAGTACGATGTGCGCTGCTTCGGCTACGACCCGTACAACGCCAAGGAATTCGTCAAGCGCTGGGAGGCGGAGAATGGTCCCTTTGGGATCGAGAAAGTGATTCAGGGGGCTAAGACGGAATCGGTGCCTCTGGGCGAGCTGAAGAAGCTTTCCGAGGATCGACACCTCATATTCGACCAGGTTCTGATGTCGTTCGCCATGGGTAACGCCATCACTCTGGAAGACACCAACGGAAACCGTAAGCTCCTCAAGAAGCGTCAAGAGGAGAAAATCGACAACGTGGCGGCCCTCATGGACGCCTATATCGCTTTCAAAGCCAACCAGGAGGCCTTCGAGTAATGCCAGCTGGAATCACCAGGGCTCAGGTACTCACGGGCCCGAAAGCACTGCAAGAGTCGGAGGGCCAGGAGTTCATGCGCCTGGTGCTCTTCGACGCAGAAGGGAACCCGTTCAACCTAACGGGTGGCCAAACCGGCCCTCAGGGTGACACGGGCCCGGCTGGTCCCCCAGGGGACATTGGTTTGCCAGGACCCAAGGGAGACCAGGGTGACACCGGTTCTCCGGGTCCAACGGGAGGCCCCGGTGTTCAAGGTCCGGCTGGTCCGATTGGCCCCAAGGGGGACAAGGGCGACCAGGGAGTGAAAGGCGATACGGGGGAACCCGGTCAAACGGGAGTCAAGGGAGACAAGGGCGATATCGGTCATATCGGCCCACAAGGTCTTCAAGGAATCAAGGGAGATACTGGGTTCGTCGGGCCTCAAGGCCCAGTAGGACCTCCTGGTAAACGCATTGTGTATTCCGTGTGGGGCTGGTATTCGGGTACGGTTACGGCACCTCTTCCTGCTGGCCGAGTAGGGACAAATCACGATTCTCCTTCATTGGCAACGCAAATCTGGATCAACAAGCTTGGCCAGCTGAACGGAATTGACTGGTCATTCTTTATCCAGGAGCTGAAGGCCGGTGACTACGTTTACCTTCAGACCAAAGCGGATGCCTCAAGCTTTCATCGCTATGTCGCCACTGGTCCGGCGATTGTCAACGGAAATAACTGGGTTATCCCGGTTTCCACCGATTCGGGGTCACCAGTTGGTACCGAACCAGCAAACGGTGCAGATGTCTTGGTGACATTTTAGGAAAGGAGGTTTTTAGTAATGCCCGCCGGAATCACCAAGGCCCTTATTCTTACTGGGCCCAAAGCACTACTGGAGTCCGAAGGCCAGGAGTACATGCGCCTGGTGTTGTACGACCAATACGGCAACCCGCTCAACCTGGTGGGAGGCGAGCAGGGGCCGCAAGGGCCACAAGGACCTCCGGGTCCGATGGGTCCGCAGGGGGCTCAGGGTGCTCAGGGGGGGCAAGGTTCCACTGGTTCTCCGGGTCCGAAGGGTGACACGGGATCTCAGGGAGTGCAAGGACCTCCTGGGGCAAAGGGTGATACGGGAAATACCGGCGGTGCGGGTCCGACGGGGGCTACGGGTGCTACGGGTACTCAGGGAGTGAAGGGCGATAAGGGTGATACCGGCAATGTGGGTCCTGCGGGTATTCAGGGTCCCACGGGCCCGAAGGGTGATACCGGGCTTACTGGTCCTCCCGGAACTCTTCGCAGGATGAAGAGCGGTCTCTGGTATCCGACCAATGCCCCCGCGCTTTCACCTGGGTTCCAACCGTTCGCCAACGATATTCTCTGGTTCCTTCCGATGCCCGTGAAGAGCGGCATGCTCCTCGATCGTCTCGGAATCAACATTTCCAGTCCGGGACAATCCGGTTCTCTGATTCGTCTCGGTCTATATTCCGATTCGGACGGGACCCCGGGTTCCCTGGTGGCCGATGGTGATACGGTGCCGGGTACGGTTACTGCGTTTGTTCGAGCGACGATCAACTACACGACGATCGACACGTTGCTCTGGTTTGCTGCGCTGTACACGGCAGCTCCGGCAACGCGCCCGTCCGTAGACGGGTCGTCAGGAGTCGATCCTCTTATTCCGGGACCGGACGCAAATCCGGAAAGAGGGCAACGCGCGGCTCTGTACGCAACCGGATATTCGGCGTTCCCGACGAACGCTCCGACGATCTCTTCGGGATCCCTGGTTCCGAATGCGACGGGTCCGCGAGGATTCGTCCGAGCCAACTGATCACAGAGGAGAACTGCATGGCCAACACGTTCGACGCCCATATCTTCAAACAGCGCAATGTGGGCGAGCGCGAAGAAGTCAGGGTGAAGATCTTCGGCCCTGACGGTAATCCTCTCGATCTGGCTGCTGGTGGAGATGATGGAGAGAGTGTCGGATCGACGATTTTCATCGGCCAATTCGGACCTCCTGGTGGGGATCCAAGTGCTTTGCCAGCGGGAGCACCTTTCAATCTTCCGTTCAGCGGAGCTCAGATCGATTACATCGAAGGACTCGAGGAGCCTGACGATCCGAATCTCTACGTGCCCGCGGGCGCGTACATGGTGACTCTGTATCCGCAATGGGAATTCGGAGAAGTTCCCGCATCGGGATACGCGAGTGTCAATCTCATGGCTCTCTACCCGGATCCTCTGGACGAGGGAATAGAGGTGACGTCTTACCCGCTCAACGTCCATTTCAGCGACGACCACACCAGTACAGGCACTGGAACAGGCCAGATGTGGACGTACAGCCAGCAGCGACAAGCGGGAATCGCTTCGATGCCGATGGATGGACGTTTCCAGCTCAGAGGTGAGACGAATACCGACGATGTGACATCGTTCAGCTGTCACGTCGGTATAGCCAAGCTCTAACCATATTCCGAGGAGGCATACGTGAAACTGGGGGAAACCCAGGATTTTGCCTCCCCTGAGGAGGCGCTCAAAGCGGTTCAAGTAGCTGAACCGATCGAGGTCGAGGTCGATCGTCAGACAAAACCCGGGACGCCGGAGGAAATTCTCGAACACTCTCCGATTCGACGACTAGGAGGCATATCTTGACGCGAGTTACCTCGCAGAAGGTTCGTCAGATGCTCCTGGTCACAGGAGATCCGTTGGATCCGAACACGCTTCCCGAGAAGTTGCAGTTGTTCAACGAACTCGGCGAGCCGCTCATGCTTGGAGGAGGGTACGCTCGACACGAACAAGAAGAAACAACCGGGTTGTTGATCCCGAATGAAATCGAGACCGATTCCCTGGAGATGTATCCCTCCGTTCGGCTGTACAAGATCAAGACCAATCGCCCCGCGCGCGTGCGTCTATATCCCACGGCGGAGCAACGCCAACTTGACATCGGTCGTCAGGCTGGAGTCAAGCCTTATGGGAACCACGGTCGACTTCTCGAAGTGGTCACAACTTCGACGGTTCCTGAACTGATCCTCAGCCCGGCAGTGGACATGACCTCCGTGGACGCGTTCAACTCGGTGTTCTATTCCACTGTGACAAACATGGACTCCGTGAACGGCGCTGTCGTGGTCACCTACTACTACTTCAGGACGGAGTGACATGGCACTGATTTACACCACCGGAACCATCAATCAGCCGGATGCGGGCTCGGTCGGCCAAGCGATGGTCGAGAAGATCCGCGACGATGTCGTTGCCCATGCGGCGTGGGAACTCGTCGAGGAGTTCACTCCTGGCGGCGGTGCTGTGCGCTGGTACGTGTTCAAGTGCCTCGCTGCTTCGTCCGGACTACCTGCTGATTTCTTCGTCGTCATCGGACGTACGCTTTCCAACGGCGAGCTCCGATTCGTTATCGGTGAGGGCTACAATTCAGGCTCGCACACTCTGTCGTTCTTCGCTCAGAACTCGGGTGCGATCAATTTCGACTCCGAGGGTCGCAATCCGGCCACCATGACTCTGGGTACGACGGTGTGGACGACTACGGGGGCTCACCCCAAGGCTTTGAACTGGGTTCCCAGCGGTACCTCGACGAAGTGGTGGATCATCGCCGCTGACGACGGGTTCACCGTGGCGTTCAACGGTCCGTCGAACGGGTTCGTCCATATCAACGCCTATACGCAGCTGACTGAGCTGGCAATCTCTATGCCGATCGGCATAGTCGGATCCGGCGACAGCTCAGGCGCGCTCACCAGGAATCCGGCGGTGGCAGGAGCCAATTTCCAGAACTACGCTCTTCATGTCGAGGGGGGAGGCGCGAGCTCGGTTGGTACCTACGGTCCGCTGCTCGGATTCGCCGGGGAGCTCCGCTACAACGACAAGCTGCAGAACAACCAGCGTCCGATGGCTGAGATCGGAATGGTCATCTATATCTCAGGGGCGATGGATCAGATCGCCCAGTGTGGGAGGGCGCTCGGAAAGCAGAAGAGAATGCGAGGCACCCAGGCCCAGGCTCCGGTCGGTTTCGCGTTCGGGGATGCCTACGCCATGGACGGGAAGCTGTGGGTCCCATATCTGCCCACCGACGGGCGCGTCTGGGACACCGGGGTGGCTTCCTCCTGATGGCTGTTCAGGGCACGCCCTTGAAGGCCCCTTTCATACAGGGGGTGCTCAAGAAGCTCGAACCTGCAGCCTATGGGAATCTGATCACGCCGTTCGTTATGGGGGCTGTGTCCAAGATGACCTCGGCCAACTACACGAATCGATTCCCCACTCCTCCCATTGTCGGTGCCTTTCTGATCGACGTGGAAGAGGAGATGGCGTTCGACAGGATCATGTCTCCTTACACGATTACCGGAGCTCTTTTTCCCGAGAGTGGTTATCTCGAACCAAACGTCGGACAGATCTGGCCACGATGAGAAAGGAGGTGATGTATGGCAAAGTTCGGAGATCGGATACGGCACGCCTGGAATGCGTTTGTCGACAGTGACAGCGCCAGGAACCGACCGATCGAAGTCACCGGTGGCGGTGGCTCATATTTCGGCGGACGCCCTGATCGAATGCGTCCGCGGTATTCGAACGAGCGATCGATCATCTCCTCGATCTACACCCGGATTGGAATCGACGTGGCGGCCGTACCGATGCGGCATGTTCGTACGGACGACACCGGCCGGTATCTTGAGGACATCAACAGTGGGCTTGATAGCTGTCTGACCCTCGAGGCCAACATCGATCAGGCTGGTCGAGCTTTCCGGCAAGACATTGTCATGACCATTCTGGACGAAGGTACTGCGGCCATCGTTCCGGTGGATACTTCGATCTCGCCAGAGGAGTCGGGCGGTTTCGATATTCAGACGCTGCGAGTGGGTCGGATCACGTCGTGGTTCCCGAAACATGTGCGTGTCTCGCTTTACAACGAAGCCACTGGTATGCGTCAGGAGATCACGCTGCCCAAGAAGATGGTGGCGATCATCGAGAACCCGCTATATTCGGTGATGAACGAACCGAATTCGACGCTCCAACGCCTTATTCGCAAGCTCAACTTGCTGGATGAGTCGGACGAGAAGGCGTCCTCGGGTAAGCTTGATCTGATCATCCAGCTTCCGTACGTGATCAAGTCGGAAGCACGTCGTACGCAGGCAGAACAACGACGTAAGGACATCGAGTTCCAGCTGTCGGGGAGCAAGTATGGCATCGCTTATACCGACGGTACCGAGAAGGTCGTTCAACTGAATCGAGCAGTGGAGAACAACCTGCTGCCGCAGATCCAGGAGCTCAAGACTCAGCTCTACGGCGAGTTGGGCCTCACTCCCGAGGTCATGAACGGGACAGCTGACGAGAAGGTCATGCTGAACTATTACGCGCGCACGATCGAGCCGATCCTCGATTCGATCATCGAGGCGATGATCCGTACCTTCCTCACCAAGACGGCGCGTACGCAGGGACAGTCGATCATGTACTTCAGGGACCCGTTCAAGTTCGTCCCGATGGGTGGTGAAGGCGGTATCGCCGACATCGCTGACAAGTTCACTCGTAACGAGATCGTCTCGTCTAACGAGGTTCGACAAGGCATTGGCATGAAGCCTCGTCCTGAGCCCAAGGCTGACGCGCTGATCAACTCCAACATGCCGCAAGGTGATACTGGAGTGGACATCACCGATGCCACAGTAGTCGAAGAAGAAGATCCCGCTGTGGCCCAGCTGACCGAAGGGTTGGCCGAGTCAGAAGCCGAGATCGACGCCGCACTGGCGGGTGGGTAATGCAGGCGCCCACCGAGTTGGAACTCCAGCACATAGGATCGCTGGTGTCGAACTACGATCCGGTCAAGGCCCACGAGTACTACGAGCGGACCAAGAAGTTGAAAGGTCGGCGAAGGGGGTCTTCGGTTGATCCTCGTATTGGCAAGACCATGGGTCAGATCTCCAAGGATGCGAGGGCCAAGCAGCGCAAGGAACTCGCCGCCCGTATCCAATCTCTCTCCAGAAAACTGCAGAAGCTCGAAGCCAAGATTCGAGAGATGGAAACAAAGGAGGCCAGCGAGGACCGTAAGGGGAAGGCCAAGGCAGAACGCGCGGCTAAGGAAGCAGACAAGCCGAAGTCCGCGGCGGAAAAGGCTGAAGCTGCTCGCGAATCTGAGAAGTATCGCGACAAGAACCAGCAGAAGCTGAAGAGCGAGGCGAAAGACGCCAAGTCTGGCGGCGGTAGTTCCACAGACAAGCAGGCAGGATCGAAGAAGGCTTCGGTCTCTGACCTCAAGGCTCTGGCCACCAAGGTGAAGGGACAGATCGCCGTCGCCAAACAGAAGCTAGCTGCGCTCTAAGAGCGCCGAAGACCAAAAGACGAAAGGAACAGTCAAAATGGGAGCAAAGTCCCGAGGACTGGACTTCGGTGACTCTTCGCCGGAGAACAGCCTGATGCACTCGGCCGCTGCGGCGGTGAAGCCTGACTTCAGTGGCTGGGCCACGAAGTACGGTCTGAAGTGCACGGACGGGCGCACGATCCTGAACGGTGCTTTCGAGCACCAGGACGGCGACCGCGTCCCGCTGGTCTGGCAGCACGGGCACAACTCGCCCGAGAACGTGCTGGGTCATGCCATCCTGGAGCATCGTGCCCAAGGCACGTACTGCTACGGGTACTTCAACGAGACGGCGCAGGCCAAGAACGCGAAGGTTCTCGTGGAGCACGAGGACATCAACGCGCTCTCGATCTTCGCCAACTCGCTCATCGAGAAGGCCAAGCAGGTCTCGCACGGCATCATCCGCGAGCTCTCGCTGGTCCTCGCGGGGGCCAATCCTGGCGCCCTGATCGACAACATCGAGATCGCCCACACCAACGGCGAAGTCGACATCATCGCCGACGAGGCGATCATCTACACCGGACTCGAGCTCGAGCACGAAGACGGCGCCGCCGTCGAGACCGAGACGGAGACCGAGACGGAGACGGCGTCGGAAGACGACGAGCCGACCGTCCAGGACGTCTACGCGGGGATGACCGAGGAGCAGCAGGAGGTCGTCCACTACATGGTGGGCGCAGCTCTGGAGGCCAACGCAACCACCGAGAGCAGCACCGAGACCGAGCCCGGCGCCTCCGACGAGGAGGACATCACCCACGAGGACAAGGACGAGAACGAGATGAGCGGACGCAACGTGTTCGAGCAGGACAAGGAGAACCGCGCAACGCCGCGGACCGTGCTCTCGCACGACGCGATGCGCGGGATCGCCGCGGACGCCGTCAAGCGCGGCTCCCTCAAGGAGGCGGTGGAGGACTACGCCTTCAAGCATGGCATCGAGAGCATCGACACGCTGTTCCCGGATGCCCGGACCATCACCGACACGCCCGAGTTCGACAAGCGTCGGACCGAGTGGGTCTCCGAGGTCCTCGGCGGCGTGCGCAAGTCGCCCTTCTCGCGGATCAAGTCGATCACCGCGGACATCACCCACGCCGAGGCGAGGGCCAAGGGCTACATCAAGGGCACGCTGAAGAAGGAGGAGTTCTTCGGCCTGATGAAGCGTGTCACGACGCCTTCGACGGTCTACAAGAAGCAGCGCCTCGACCGTGACGACATCATCGACATCACGGACTTCGACGTCGTGCTCTGGCTCAAGGCCGAGATGCGCCTCATGCTGGACGAGGAGCTCGCGCGCGCCATCCTCATCGGGGACGGGCGTGACGTCGACGACGAGGACAAGGTCCGCGACCCGAAGGGCGCCACGGACGGAGCGGGTATCCGCTCGATCCTCCACGACGACGACCTCTACGCGGCGACGATCATGATCGACGTCGACGGCGACCTGCGCAAGACGGACCTCGTGGACAAGATCCTCGAGTCCATGCGCTTCTACAAGGGCTCCGGTCTGCCGACGTTCTACACGACGCTGCCGGTCATGACCCAGATGCTGCTGGCCCGCGACTCGCAAGGCCGCCGCTTCTACCGCACGGCGACCGACCTGGCCGCCGAGCTCGGCGTCGCCAAGGTCGTGACCGTCGAGGTCATGGAGGACGAACCCGACCTGGTCGGCATCATCGTCAACCTGCAGGACTACACGGTCGGCGCCGACCGCGGTGGCGAGGTCTCGTTCTTCGATGACTTCGACATCGACTACAACCAGTACAAGTACCTGATCGAGGCCCGCTCATCCGGTGCCCTCACCAAGATCCGGTCGGCGCTGGTCATCAAGCAGGCCGCGGCAGGTGCGACGAAGGTCGCCCCGGCCGAGCCGGAGTTCGACCCGGACGCATCGGAGATCACGATCACCGACACCACCGGCGTCACCTACCGGCGCGGCGACACCAACGCGGCCGTGACCGCGGCGGGCTCGCCGTACACCGTCGACGAGGGCGTGGACCTGACCGTCTACGCGGTCGCCAACGCGGGCT